CCGTGTAATTAAATACAACGTCATCAAGCACTAAGTCTTGGCTTACGCGCTGGCGATAATCTGAGTCCGTCTCTGCTGATAGTAGCAACGGAATACCCGTAGCGTATCCCATATCGGATTCCGCAAACGAGCGATAACCACCAATGTTAGCTGCACCAGTCAATGAATTAGTTTCAGTGATAACTTTAGCCAATCCACCTGTAACTACCTCTTGCGCCACGCCTGAAATAGCGCCTCTTACAATTGAATCTATACCCATGATATTACCTCTTTAGTCTGCCCAGACATAGCGCACAGTCCATGTTCCGGTAAGTTTGTGAATAGAACGTGCGTAAATAGTAAAACCTGTTGCTGCTGTCGGAGTGCTACAAGAAAGATTAGCTAACGACTCTAGGTAACGATGATCGCTGGCAGTGTGATTAGAGCTAGTATCGTCTGCCATAACATACGCTTCAGCCTTGCTAGTCGCACTAATTGTAGTGAGTCCCGTTACTGCAACCGATGCTTCGTTAGCTCCGGGATGTGCCCCAAAATCGATAGTTGCTGTACCTGTTCCATTAGCCATTAGCTACTCGTCAGCGTAACGCTGATCGCCCCCGCAATAATTGTCGCAATCTCACCAGAAGTGAGCGTTTGTGTGTACAGCGTAATCGTGGGTGTTAGTGCATGTGTACGAGTCATAATTGTTGTTGCTCCTTGCTTCAGAATTACTGTCAGGGTTGAAGCATTATCGCTTGACGCCCTATAACTTAATGTCTGATTTGCACCGCCCGGAAATGCTGTGTTGTCTAATACCATTTCGCAAGTTGAACCAGAAGCCACGCTGATGAACTCTGCGTCACTTGCTACTGACTCATTAACTGCTGCGGATAATGTTCCTGCTGTACTTGCCCATGCACCTGTGCTTGTATCTGATGTGGGTCTGCCTAGTGTTGGGAGAGAGACGTTTGCATAACTAACTAATCTGCGCTGTGGTGCGAATAATTGCCAAGGATTTGAGGAGAGCGATACAGGGTCAACTGTTCCTTGGATATACGCGAATAGGGATATGTTACCTGTAAAGTATGACGTAGCATTTTCTCTACTACCAATATATGTATTGGTAGGAGTCGTTGATATAGAAGCAGTTGCTGACACTGTACCCGATGCCTCTATACCATCGATGTACATGAACCATGCAGCACCATCATAACCTACGCAAGCTTTATAAGTTTTTCCATTGACCTGTGCGTTAGCAGCTAGCTTTCTTGGGGATACAGTGGTTCCAGTCGCTCCAGATAATAACGTTAACTTTCCTGCTGAGCCGAACATAATGACGACACAAGTTGTGCCCACCGACCATACAGCTATGCGCTGGGCAGTACCAATTGTGTCGCACCTAAAGACGAATGTGGCCGCCCATGGTTTAGTAGGATCGACCCAACTTGGAGTTGTAAACACACCATTTTCTGAGGACGCTGCAATGAACTTTCTAGTTGTACCTAATAAACCCACGTCCAAAGACGTTCCGGTATAAGTGACTTTAGTTCCTGTACCAAAAATATCATACTCAGAAACACCAAGCAGGAACCCATAAGCTCTGGACGCAATTGGGGCTGCCTTACAAATACTTTGCGGTTGGCTTGTGCGTGGGGCTATAGCCATACTAAGCTACCGTATTGCTGATTTCAGAAGTACGAACGGTTCCAGAAGTGAGCGCAACGCCAAGATCATTTTTTAGGATGACTTTAAAAGCATAAGGAACATAGCCCAAGGCATTAAGTACGCTAAATGTTCCAGTCTGAGTGACGGACGATGTGTTCATTGGAACAGTACCTAAGAAACGCAAGTTAGTTTCATCTGTCGTCGTTGTACCAGAAGTCGGCCCCGATCGGAAAGTAGAGCCATCCAAAGATTCTTGAATAAACGCGACAAGCTGCTTGTTACCTGCGGGCGTGCCAGTCGTAGCCGCACTAACTTCCACAATAACATCGACAGGTTGATTAGTGTTGGGAGTGTACGTATTTGACGCAATATATGTGGCGGAAGCAAGTGTAGCTAAACCGGTAGTGGTTAGGGCTACTGGTGCTGCTACAATTTGTTTTACGGTGGCCATTACAGTCCTTCCAGTGCTTGCGCGATCTGTGTTGCAGATACAGGGTCATCTGCGAAGCCCAACGCCTGCATGTTCGCAATACCTTGTGCGTAGGTGGGAAGTGCTACGGCTAACGCATCCATTTGAGTTTGTAGATATGCGTTGCCCAAATCGAGCCTTCCAGCATTAATGAGAACCATCGTCCATTTAATGTTGGCATTCGACGCGCCCATGGATTCCAGCGTGTCTAGAAAATCACCACCCAGCCCATTAAACTCAGAAAGGAAAGTACCTACGCCTACCTCTGTTTTAATGCGCTTAGTGCGACCTACAGAGACGAGTGCAGCGATTGCACCATCGTCTCTGTTAGCCAGCATTTCTGCTGTGCATTTAGCTTGGATTTCAGCGAGGAGGGTCATTATGCAAACCGGATTAAACTAGTCGCGTCAGCTACCGCTGGCATCGTTGCTGTGAACGTGCCTGCTGTCGAAGTGATCGTACCGCCGAAGTCGAATACCGCGACGACCTTGTTAGATTTTGACGAGTTGTAAATCATTGCGCCGATTGCCGAAATTGTCGAAGCTGCCCATGTCGGCGTAGTAAAGTCCAAGCGTGCTGGCGTAGAGCCATTTGTCTGTGTGATGGAGAAGCCAGTCAATGTAGTGCCGCCTGCTGTGTAGCCAGTACCAACGACTTCATCCGTACCGAGGTTGGCTGTAGTTGGCGACCCCGTGCCGGGTGTACCTGCATTTGTCACCAGGTTGCCATAGGTGCCAGCTGCGCCGACTTTAATTAACGCGATCTTGTAGACATCTGCTGCGGCGTGCGTGCCAGCTAGAACTTCTGCTTTATACGAACCTGCGATTGCTGTTGTGATAGTCATGGTGAATCCTTACGTTGTAGTGATTTCGTTGTTGAATGTGACTACGCCTGAGTGCAGTGCTGTAACCGTCCCTGATGCGCTTACCAGCTCCAGGTCATACACGCCTAGTGACGCTGTAATTGCTGCCGTAATCGCGGCTGTAACTGTAAGTGTGATGGTGTAATTAACTGTACTAATTGCGATGCAGGAGTTCGTCGTATCGAGTCGTAAAATCTCTGTACCTCCGACCTTGTCCTTAACTGACATACGGGCGGTAAATCCGGCCAAATCGACAGGTGTGTTGTACTGGAGATAGCCGCCGCTCGTGTAAGCGGTAAAGTCAGCAGAGTTGATCGTATTGACTGACACGGTATTTGATGTAAGAACATCAATCTTGTTGTAATCTGAGGTCTTCAGAGGGCTGTTTTTGGCATTGATCTGGGTCATACCCTTAACCGATACGATCGCTGCTCTCCAGCCGTTAGGGATGCCGTGTGCAGTACTGGTAATGACTACCGGGGCTGCCTTCGTAATCGCCGTGATGGCACTGTAGATGATCGGAGCAGATTCCCAACGCACCACGTGTAGAAAATCCTTACCCTTGTCGATCGTTAGGTCGAGTTCTGTCGCCATTAGATGCCCCCGTACGCGACGACACGCGTTTTATGACGGGCGCGATCGCCCTCGTTCTTGGCCCATGCCGTATAGCGGCTAAATTCTTCTTTCAGGTTCTGCGCCTTACTCCGATCCATGGTCTCAGCATCCTGCTTGCTGTAGGCACGGTACCGCATCCAGAGGCCAAGGCCATCTTTGTGGTGGTCTGCGACCTCAAGTTTCTGGTCGGCGTCTGTGATGTTCTTGAGAGGTAAGCGGTCTACCATCAGGCTGATCGTGTCGGCGATGCTGGCAACTGGCCAGACGCGTACTGAGTTCTCTTCCATACCGATGATGAGCAGCTTGACTGGCCCTACGCGCCCGTCGAAACGGATGCCCTCGGCCTTCAGATCTTCGTAATTGACGACTTTTAGCGGGCTGCCGTCGGACAGGTAGGCTTCGCGGATTTTGAGGATCAGCGGGCTGCGTGCTATCCATTCGGTGCCGATGCTAACGCTAAGCGATGTGATAGAGGACGAGGCGTCACCCAGCCCTCCTACCTCGCGACAGAACTGCTTCTGGGCACTGTCGATGTAGGAGTAGACCTCTGTGTCTGACCACAGGTAGGGCAGCTCTACGTCAACGACATCCAGACGAAATTGTTCGAGCAGTTCTGTGCTGAGCATTATGCTTGCTCTCTTTCGATTTCTTTATGGCGTTCCCACGCTTCGTCGCGTTCTGCTGCGCTGATTTCGAAGCCGATAAAGTTGGTAATGCGCTTAGCGTGCGGTGCACCACCAGAAGTGAAGTCAGTCGGGATATTGGTCAACACCATCTTCGCGATCGCACCCAGGATCGCCTGCTGGCGCTCATGTGAGTCGGTTGGGAACTCTGGTTTAGGGGCGTCTTCGAACACCTGTTTTACTTCTTCTTTGTCTGCATCTGAACAAGCTTGAGCGCCTAGTGCCATGCAGGCCTGTACATGGGACGGATGAATGTTTTGTGGGACACCCTTCACAAAAACTATGTACGCCATACCAGCTGTAATAGCAGCGTTGCGATTAATGACCATCTTTGGCATGTCAATCTCCTGTTAAGAACGCAGGGGCGAAATGCCCCTGCTATTCAAGTGCTTCTTACAACGCGTAGTCCGCTTGACCGTCAGTCACGTACATCACGCGCAGGGTAAGTTTCCCGGCAGTGGCTGTAGCAACCGTCGGCGCAACCGTGAGGCGGATACCAGTAGTGACCGCTGTGCGGAAACCAGTCGGTACCAGTGCGGTAGAAGCCGCTGTGGTCTTATCAGTTGCTCCTAAGTAGCGGGTAGCAGAACTTGCGTCGCCGACCGAGACATTGTAAGCGGTAGAACCGGTTACAGCCGTATCAGTAACGAGCGAGCCGCCGATAACTACTGAGTTAATGGGCATTGGAGCCACATCAAACACGTGGGTAGCGACAGTTGCGAAACCGTCGATTACGCCTGATGTATTGACCATCGTGTCCACAATGTTGAACACGAACTCCAACTCTTTTACGTCCTGCGCTGAGCGCGCTGCGATGATTAGGGCCATGAGGTTCTCCTTATTGACCTACGATGCAACGCAAGACGCCGAAATCTTCGGTAGTACCTGAGTAGATCGAGTTGAAGACAGGCTTTTTGAAGCCCATGATTTTGGATACCGAGATACCATGCTGATTGTCATAGTCGAAATCTTTCTCGACCCATGTGGAATCACCGATATCTGCGAAGCCCAACGCTTGTGCGCCACAGAACAGGGCATAACCACCATTCAACGTGTTGCCTGAACCCCACTTGGTTGTGCCGATGTTGTTCGGTACATGGCGATATTCATGCAAGACGACACCGTCAATTGGTGTACCGATATCACCTGTGAACAGGGCGTTGTCACGACCGCGTGCAGCAGCATAGCGCTGAGCAGCGAGGTAGTTAGCATCGAGCTTCAAGCGAGCCATCATCTGAGGAGTTAGGAACAGGTGATACACCTCTTCGCCGTCACCCGTCTTGATACCGCGAATGAATTCATCCTTGGCGTAGGCTTTCAGCTGCACGATCATGTCCCATGATGGCATATCGCCGATCACCAGATCCGATGTGGCGTTATTACCTGTGACAGAAGTGCGCAAACCGGAGGCTGCGGACCATTTCACTGCGCGGCGTGCCGATGTTGCTGTCACGTCTGCTGCGAACTCCAGACTAGGGAAATCAGAGCCAATGCGTGATCCACCGTTGGTTTTCAGCGTGTATGACAAACCAGCGAGCGTCAAGAACGCTAATTGGTCGGTACGCTCAGCTAACCAGTAGGCCAGTACATTTTTGGAATTGCCACGGAACTCGACAATCGACTTCTGGTCAGCGATGCGACCTTCAGATCGGTTAGCGTGACGTAATTGATCGATACGGATGACCTGATCGTACGTCTTCATCGCCTCTTCATTACCCTCTAGGGTACGATCACCAGCGACGCCGTCGCCTTCAAGATCGGCCAGTAAGGTAATGACAGCACGTGCGCCCTTCTCGTCTTTTTTCAGCTCTGTTACGTGCTGAACCATCGAGTTGGCATCGGAGCCTAGGAATTTGTTTAAGAACATCTGGTTGCGTGCTGCTTTCCAGAGGTCCTTAGACCAGACTGTTTTTTGCTCGGTCGTTAAGAGACCGAAATTGGTTAGGGCCATTTGGCACCTCCATTAGATTGATTGAAATAAGTTGCTGTACTACTGGCGTCGAATTTCGTTTCGATCTAACGGAGTGTGCCTTGTCGCGGCTCTAACGTATGTGCGTGACTCTAATACGATTCAGACAAGAGTGCAAGATAAATTAGATAGTGTCGCCACGTGCCTTTGATTTATCTGCTTCAGATACCTTGTCAAACTGCGCCTGACTCATCTTCCCGATGGTCGCAGCGGTCAGCGAGGCGCCTACCTTGTCACTATCAAGGCCAGTCTTCGATAGGTCTGCTGGCTGGCGGTTCGCTGCGTCGACGTTACGCTTCAGGCCCTGCGCCTTGCGCTCCTTAGCGACCTGCTCTGCTGTCACACGCGCGTCAACCTCGGTGGCAGTACGCTGCTTGCCCGTCTCCGGTGCCCCCATCACGTACTTTACCGCCTTCTGTAGTGCTGCCGAGCGCTCCAGGCCGTTCTTGGCGAAGCCGCTGAACAGATCCATTACCTCGGCTGCCTTGCTGTCGTTATAGTCATCAGAATCGATGTTCAGCTCTGGGTAGGCTTCCTCTATGCGGGAAACTGTGGTGTCATACTTGACGCGCTCATAGGCCTGGGCTGACGCCGCTTCTGCCTTCATGTCGGCCTTGGCGTCACCGATTGAGCGCTCTAGGCGGCGGATATCGCCCATGAGTTTCGCTGCGTCCTTCAACTCGCCCTTACCTAGCAGTTCGTTGTATTCGGTCTCCATCGAGATCAATTTGTCCTCAGTGGCATTGATGCTCTCGTTGGTTTGGGCGATGGCAGCACCCTGCTTTAGCCGGGCGTTCTCCGCTACCAGCGCGTCACGCTCGACCCGGTTCTTCTCCAGGATCGCTTGGTGACGAGCCAAAGGAATCCGCGTGTCTTTCTTAGCGGACTTGTCCTCCTTCTCTTCCTTCTCTTCTTCCTTCTCGTCACCTTTGTCTTTGATTTTGGCGACCTCGTCGGCTACGTCGGCCGCAGCCTTGGCTGCTTCATCTTCATCTTCGTCTGTCGCTTCAAAGGCGTCGCCTCTGTCGGTCGCGCCACCGCCGTCGGCGTCCCCGAAAGACATAAAAAAAGGTGATAACAAGTACTGGAGTAATTTTGGATATTTCATGGTCTGTGTCCTAGTGAGTTAAGATAAGTGAGGCTGGTTCTGGGTGGTTCTTGAGGTGGTTCTCGCTGCGCTCAGCGCGCAGGTCTTCATATAACAACTGGATTGCTTCCTCTGGCATGCTGAGCAGCGCGTCGCAGTCCCATTCGATACCTCCGGGTGTCAGGATGGCCATCTTCAAATCAAGGTAGCGCTTAGCCGTGGTCTCGGAGGGGAAGCCGACGCCGACAATGGCGTCCATGCAGAGTAGTTTCATGATACCACCTCTTTTTTCTCTTTGGGTGGTAGGCCGTTCGGATTCTGCTCAGACACTAGGGCGCATACGTGCTGCGCTGATCTGTCTTTTGCCCAGTACCGCAAGACTGCTGCGGATTTTTCCACCGTGTCCGCGACATCTTCGTTTTTGGTGCATTCATAAGTAGTGGTCTGCTGTAGCGTACACCCGCAATCTAGTTTTATGATTAACTCCATCCTTATACCAGTACATGTCTTCATATCTAATTTCCTGTAGGTGCTGTCTTTGGTTGTGCTGCTGCTATTCGGTCGGCTACCTGCTTGTCAGCCTGTGCTTTCCGGTCTAATTCTGCCTTCATATCCATCTCTTCGCGTTTGAGCTGGAATTCCTGCATCTTGATCTCCTTCTCAAACTCGAACTTCTGCTGGTTCAGTGCGATTTCGGCCTGTACCTTCATCATGGCGGATTCGTCAACAGCTGCTGGCCCTTCTATCGGTGTGGCTGCATCTTTCTGCGCCTTGACACCTTCACTCTGGGTCTTAGCCTGCTTGAGGCCTGTATCCGCTGATTTCTGACCTGTTTCTGCCTGTGTCTTGGCGAGTTCTGCCTGCTGTATCTGTATCTGCAACTGAGCTTGCGCCTGCGCTTCTGGGCTGTTCGATGCCGCCTGCATCTGAGTGACCACGTCCTTCTTATCCATTAAGCGGCTGGCGTTGATCAGCACAGCATCCGGGATGTTGATGCCCAGTTCTTTCAAGGCAACTGCCTGATCAAACTGGCTGTCTTCAAGCGCATCGCGCTGCGGTACGCTGGTCATGACGACAGCAAACTCGCCAATAGTGAGGTCATTGACGATCGTGCCTTCCGGGGTGATCTGGTTGACGGTAGTGTTCTCGTTTTCAGCCATAACACCACCGTGCGTAATCGATATAATCTGCTCCTCAGACATATACGTCTGGATCAGGGCCAGCACGTTACGGGCGAGGATAAAGTCGGTACGCTGGAGCGAGTCCATCGGCTTCGCTTGGGATGAGCTGGCCGCTTGGCGTTTCTGCTGAATCGCCTTCCCAGAGACATCTTCACGATCCTGCCCCTGCTGACTGTCACCCACGTTACTGATGGTCTTGATGTGCTCCTCAGCCTTGTAACTGATGCGGTCGAGGCCTTGTGGCGTGGCGTTCGGTGTAATTTTTTCGGCGCCATCGAGTTCTTCTAGCTCCAGTACGAGGCCGGTCTGGGAACCCTTCTGCTCCAGCTCTTCGAGCGACATGTTCCGTAGTGCGCCGGACTTTACTTTCCAGCCGCTGTTAGCGGTGGTATTGACGACGTGCAGTTCCTGACTTGAGACTTTATTGAGCAGCTCTTGCGGGCCGACCAGGTTCTCAACCAGCCCGATTGTCTTGCCATGGCGCAGATAGGGGAAGTACGGTACGAGTGTGAAGTGGTCATACGGACTCCAGTCGTCGTGCAGCAGGACGTTGTCAGCACCGGCTGTCCAGCGTATCCGTTTCGCCATCCGGCTTATCACCTGCATGTCTGGCATATGTTCGAGTGCCAGGGCGATGCGGTTTCGGTCCCAGCCCTCGGGTACTGGGCGCATATCGCCTGAGCTGGTATTGACAAATTGTTTCTGGCGGCTGATGACGCGGTGCTGGCGCTCAATGACGCGAATATTCCTCAGTACCGATGACATGTTGATGCCGTTCTGCGAGACGATGCGCTGCTCGTTGCCGAAGCGGTCGCGCTTGGCGTACTCTATCGAGTCATAACCGTAGCTGCTGTCCATATCATTGCCACGGTTCCGCAGCAGTTCGGCATCTGCTTTACTGTAGTAAATTTCGATGTCATCAGCTGTGACCCATTTCGTAATCGTGACATCACTCCACGTGTCTGGGTCATACTCGTCGGCGTCTGGGTCGATCAATACGTTCTTAGGGTTCAGGTTCGAGATCCTGATCTCGCCCTTCATGCTATCGTCAAACTCCATGCGCACGTCAAGGAATCCCCGGCTGGTGATAATACCGTCAGTGAACATGTCGCTGCGCTTCCAGTCGAGCTGGTTGTTGTTACTAATCTGCTTGAACGTCTTACGTAGTGCATCTGCCGTCTCTTCTGGCGAGCCGTTCATGGGGCGGAACGAGATTTCGTTGCGGTTGTAGATCTGCTCACCGATCACGTTACTAATGGTCGAGATGATCTTATTGATGGTGAGTGCTGGGCGCTTCTGGGCTTTCAGAGCTGCTAAATCTGCCTCATCCCACTGATCACCACGGAAGAAACTCTCACATATGTCGGCCTTCTTGACGAAGGCGTTGTGACCATTGTCGCGCTTATATTGGTAGCGCGCCCATACGGTGTTCATTTTATCGATATCGATCGGCATGTTCTACTTTCTTATGCGGCCATGTGCGAAGCACCCTGTCCGGTTATATTCAACTGATCCCGCCACGATTTGACGGCCTTCTGCTTCGGTGCCTTCGGCGGTGAGCGGTCTAGCACCATCTGTACGTTCCAGGCCAGTCCGTCGACCTGATCATCGTGGATACCTGATGGGAAGCGCAACATCTCTGCGAATATCCCATCATACCATTCGCCATCCTTATTAAAACTGACCATCCCCTGCTGCATCCGGCCCTGCAATGGCGTGGCGCGTACTTCTTTGTCTGTCAGCGGCGGTAAGACTCGGGTGGATGGATAAAACCGTTTTTCCTTCATCGCCTTCTTTAGGGTGGACAATAGAGTCTTATAGATATGCCCATCCTCGAAGCCTATTATTAAAGACGGATGATACCACCGCTGCGCTAGAGTGAGAATAGAGTCGACAATAAAATCAGTATCCCCGGACTTGAATCTAAGAACCTCCGCGACGTGAATCACGTCGTTATAGTCCTGTAGCGTAACCACACCAACAGTGTAATCGTTCTTTTTCTTGGTTCCGATAGCAAAATCCCACGCGATAGAAACGTTGCAGTTGGTAGGGTCTGGCAGCTGCCCCCGCTTGAACATATCCTTCGTGAAGAAGCTACCATCATCCGGTACCGGGTTCTGCTGATAGAGTGCTGACCAAAATCGTTTAGGGATTGTAGCTCTGATTTTTCTTAGCGCCTCGACAGGGAAGCGCGCCGGGTGGAGGGCTTCACCAAATTTACGGAGGAGTTTGAAACCTGGGCCAGGGGTCTCGTTCGGGCTTAGGCGCTCAATCTTATCTGTGGATGGGTCGATATATTCATCGAACTCGGCTATGGCTGGGTACTTCACGATGTCGTACTGGTCGACATCATCCTCGCCCGAGTTCATTGCAGCCATCAAGTGACCAGCGAGGTCTGCGTCGTGCCACCACGTCTGAATGACAAGTACGCCGCCGCCTGGGGCAAGGCGGGTATAGGCGACAGAGCCGAACCAGTCCCAGATCCCCTCACGTACCGTGGCGCTGTCTGCTTCCTCGGCATTTTTTATGGGATCATCAATTACCAAAATATTTGCGCCCTTGCCGTTAATACCGCCACCGATACCAGCTGCAACGTAGCCACCGATGTTCTTATGAATCCCCCACGCAGCACTAGAGCGGTTATCAGGGTCGAGGCGCACGTCGAATACCTGTTGATAGGCGTCACTATCGAGTACGGTCTTGATTTTCTTGGAGAAATCCATCGCCAAGTCGAGGTTGTATGAGCAGGCAATCATTTCATGGTCCGGATGACGGCCGAGATGCCATGCTGGAAATGTTTTAGAGGCAAGCTCTGATTTTCCTGCGCGCGGTGGCATCAGTATCATGAGCCTCGGGCTGAGACCATTCGCTACGTCATCAGAGAACTTCTCAAGTCGTCTGGCAATATCCTCATGAACCCAGCCAGCAGAGTAGCGCGGGTTGATCCGCTGCACGAAGGGCATGAACTTACGACGGGAGAGTATCCGGGACGCGATTTCCCGCTGGGCGGCTATGGAGGTGGCGTCAGTCATCTGACTCTATCTCCTCGACTTCCTTAAACACTACGTCCGTCACTTCACCTTTGATCAGCTTGAGCAATTCATTGTCTGACATCGACTCAAGTCGCTTGATATTCACGTTGCCGTTGATATTCACGTCGAGGGTGCGCTTGACCGGTTCAAAATAGCCACACATCTGCCCCACTGTCTTCCACCCATTGATCATGCTGGCAGGTTCTGAGGTCAACTTCGCCATTTCGATACCTTCGAGCAGGCCGTCCATCACTTTCTTGCGGGTCATCTGGCTTGACTCTTCGTATTTAGCTTTCTCAAAGTTGTAGATTTTCAGGATGGCAGGGTCAGTTGACAAGCGGTAGCAGACCCCAGCCCCATCTTCTGTGTACCCTGCACGTATCGCTGCGGACCGGATTGTCTCACCGCTGGCCCACTCTTTTGCGAAGAGTTTTTGCTTTTCGGTGAGTGGTCGGTTTGGGTTTGCGTGCTTCATGGTGTTCGAGGAACTTGGTGATGCGCGTAGTGCTGCAATGCGAGCGGCCTTGGCCTCGGGCGACTGCTTAGCCTTATTCATCCCCCTTGGCTTGATCGACATGTCATCCCGCGCACGGATCTTCAGGTCAGCCGGGTCTTTACGTTTTGTCATGTTTTAGAAATGAGATTAGATTGCGCGAGTCTAACTTAAATCTAAAAATTTTAAAAATATTTTTAATTTAGAGGCTTGGTTATTTGGGTGTGGGTCCCTCTCCACATCAAGTTCAAAGGCCACACCCACTTCGGATTCGCTTCGCGTACGCTCAGATAAGGAGTCTCTTTCGCGCAAGCGCGAAGAGGCTTAAAACCAAACAACACCTTACACAAAGTCAAGACCGCTGAGCACGATGAAGCATGTGCTCAGCTCAACAGCAACTGCATGCTCAGCACGATGAAGCGTGTGCTCAGCACCAAGCGCTTAGATCAGAGCGCGACGCGCTATGTACGCAACACCTCAGTCCTAGTCACCTAAGCACATGCTGCACCCTGCTTGTTGATCTTCTCATCTTCTCTCTTATATATGTGTAGTGCTAAGTCCTTAGCCCATGATTGCCTTAATAGCAACAGCAAAAGGCTCACTCCCCTTCTATGTTCATTACATAGGAGAACATCATGATTGTAGAAGAGATTGAAACGATTGAAGCAACTGAATATATGGAAGTTGTATGAACTTAATTAGCCATGAAGAGCGTTGGTTGAACTCTTACTACCGTAAGGCAAGTAAAAGGAATGTGATGTTGAGAACCCTCAAGGAGCTGAACATGGAACTAACTCACCCAAGCTCTGCACATCGCACAGATGATGAAGACCAGCTCATCAGTTGGGGACTTTGGATGGAGCTGATAACCGCCAATGAATTGTTTTAACCCACACCTCGCTTCGGCGGGGTTTGCGGCATTGTCACTAACTTGGAGGACGAAATGGAAACAGATACATTGGTTTTGAATGTTGAGGTAATCCGCCTCAAGGCAAAAGTTAAAGAGCTTGAGAAAGCTCTGCTGGAAATGGCTGGCGTTGCGTCGGCTATGAATAAAATGCAAAAGCCAATCTCGGCTGGTACACAATTTAAACTAATCTAAGGAGATCATCATGTCAATCAGCACAGTCAAATTCACAGAAACAGATTCAATGGGTCAGCCAGTCTCAGCTATTGGTTGGATGGACACATTAATCCTGATGTTCCCAAAATGGAAACGCAAGACCGTTGCGTTCGTCGCGTCGCTCGTTGGCGCATTCTGCACCGGCTACGTAATTGGACTCGTCCTCAATTCATTGATAGTTGGCGCATATATGCTAACTGGGTCAATGTTTTTGGTCTGGACCATTTATATCCTCGGACTTTGCTGTGCGATGTACCTCGGCAGCAAAGTCGGCAAGAAGATAAATGATCTGGTCATGGACGACATGATCGGTAAAAAGATGGAAGCGTTGGCGACGGATACGAAGAACAAAATCTCTTCGTGGTTTAGTAAATCAAAGGTGACATCATGATCATCGAAAGTGGATTGATCGTTGCGCTCGGATTGATCTTCACTTTTTACAAGTGTTCGTGGAGGATGCGAATGTTTTTTCTTTCAAATCCACTCGCTTGCGATATTATCATATTTGCATTGTTAAATATGCTACATTGGGGCAGTTTCTCTGGGGTAATGGTTGCAGCAACTGGAAGTTTGATCTGTTCAGGCATGTTGTCGCTTGGTCGCTGGGTGTATGGATACAAGATTGGAACCGTGTATCACGTCGGTAAGATCGATGTGTCCGGACGACTAAGAACTAAACCGTCAGCTAAATAAAGAGAACAACATGTAGAATTATTTTTATCCGACCGTGAAGACACCGGCGTGAAGCTATACGTAATAGCATAGGTTCAGATTAGCCCGATGGTTGTGGAGCACCTACCCGCGATAACCAAATGACGGCGGCATAGACCGAGGTTCACAGTAGCATATTCAATCAGTCCTCAAGCCTAAGGACGCCGGACGCTGTCACCGGCAAAGCAACACCAAAATCTCATTCCCCTATTTTGTCAATCTTGACAAACACTTGGAGGTTATATGGACGAATACGATTACGGTATAGATTTTTCAATCTTTACTGAAGTAGTTGAGTTCTTCACCGCTGTAGCATTCCCACAGCCTGAAGAATTTCAGATGCAACACGTTATCCTTAACTGGGGTTAGTGTGTCATCAAAGTATGTGATGTCGTCGAGGTTTGGGACGACGGCATCTGTTACCAAAACAATCTACGTATCCGAACCCATGAGCGACGACGCCATGTGCCACGTAGACGATGAAGAAAACTACGAGTTCTGCATTTCCGCTGAACTCGATCCATTACAAATACTTTTAAATCTGGAGAACTACCATGAGTATGATTAATAATGTTGTTGAGGTAATTACTAACCTCAAAAAAATGAGCTGGGACGAATTAAGCTTGGATGCGCAAGTGTCCATCGTCTTCGCATCTTGTCGTAACCAATTCAAATCCATCAAGTGGTGGACTGAAAAGGCGGAGGATATCAACGCAACGGAAGCAACAAAGGATGCTGCTGCAAAAGCCACGCGTGAAATGTCTACGTCGTTGAGCACAATGCTCCCATTTCTCCAACGTGCAGCCGAGTACGAAGAAGCATCAATCCTTGACATCGTACATGATATGTCCAGCACAGACATCAACGACGGTAGCACTGTTGACGACTACACAGACGCGTCAGCTACGGCTATAAAAGATAAGCCATACAAATGGGCTAAGGAGTCGCTGATCAAATCAGGTGACTGGGAATTAATTGATGTGCGCACGCCAAAGCAGAAGCGTGAAAACATCCCCGAGATCATGGAGCCTAAGCAGTATAAGGACAAAGCTACCCTGATCATCCTTGATCGTGACACAGTTGCGAACCGAATCGCATCTGGACTCGCATGCAAAATAATGCTGAACCAAACAAAATCACGGTTCAACAAACTAGCTCGGGATTTAGAAATATCCTGTCTGTCTCCGATGGTTTGGAATATCCTGACAGCAAACGAGTCGCTGCAAACACGCCGTGTATTTGAGTTAGCTAAATTCTCACCGCCATACGTCAATAATAAGTTTATGCTCGCTAAGGAAGTCGTGCAGATCTGGGAAGAACTCGTAGAGATGGACTTCGACGACCAACAGAAGCGTAACATCAAGTCCGACACACGTCAACTGAAGCGTACGATCGCTGATGCATCGCGCGCGGCAGTAATGATGGCGACACTTACCTCTGGTTTAGCAGCAATGACCAAAGCAGGGGTATCACCAGAAGTCATGGCATTAATTGCTGCGCAGGCGATGGCACCCGCTACTGCAACTGCTTAACCAATAACTCCGATGCCAGGCATCGGAGTTTATTTTTGTCCCAATGCTTTTGTTCGCGCAAGCGCGAAAGGTAAAGATTTACAGTCGCAAAAGCAAAGTCAAAAGCCTGCACAACCGGGGTCAGCTAGACAAGCTGACCTAACTCTTATACAAGACTCACATTGCCACAAAGCAATGTATTCTGAAATGCAAAAAGAGTTCCATTTAGGATTATTTTTTCTATTTAATTATTACTACTTCCTTTACTCTTTTCTAAAATTTCAGAAGATCAGAAGGAAATAGATAAAAGAGAGAGAAAAGATATATAAAACAAGGACTTAGTGCATTCCGAAACGCATTCCGAAATTTCCCATTTTCCCTCTGTTCTTCCGTTATTTGTGGTTATACCGACATGTCTTTTGTACATGTACAAATTAACATCACAAGTTTTCTCAAATCTAAAATAAATCTAAGCTCAATCTATCAAAACTCGTATAATCTTCAAACCCCCAAATTTACATAGGAATGTTATGAGAATCACGTATCTGATTGCACCGATGCCTCTCACTAAGAGCTACACAAAGAAGGACGGGGTGATCACAAAATCCAGTTACCCAATGGCGTACGAGTTCAGCTCCGCCACCGAAGACATGCCAGACCTTGCCAGCTTTGCTCGCTCCATCACCAAACACGCAGCACTTGGTCACTGCCTACTCAAAGGTGAAATCACTAAAGAACTCAAACACGAATCACGTGCCGGTAGTACTGATTCAAACTTGGCCACCGATTGGATCTGCCTCGATGTCGACGGCATACCAAACTGCACAGCTGCCGAGTTTATGCAGCACATCAAATTGGACAACGTATCCCACATTGTTCAGTACTCAGCTTCATACATGGTCGAGAACAAGGACTTGAAGTGTCACATCTTCATTAATATAGATCCGCTCTCAGCACCAATCATCAAGCAGTGGTTAATTCAGCTCAACCACTCTACGCCAATCCTTAGATCGGCAATGAGCCTGACAAAGACTGGCAACTCACTTAGGTGGCCACTGGACATCACAGCCAGCCAGAACGACAAACTACTGTACATCACACCACCACTTATGAAGGGGATGAAGGACACAGTTAAAGACCGCATCATTCTGATCAATGGCACTACGCATAAACTCAGTATTCCTAAAACAAACAACGCAGCACAGAACCGGGAACTCACGGACAAGCGCATCGCTGAGCTACGCGCTGCCGAAGGCTATCCCACGCGTAAGATTGCAATGAAGATGCACGGCTCCACGGAGGTCATGATTAAGCCTGACGCGTGTACTCTGTCAAACATCAAGAAAGATAGAGGCTTTGTCTACTTCAATCTCAACGGCGGAGACAGCTGGGGTTACTACCACCCAGAGGACAACCCTGAGTTCATCCACAACTTCAAAGGCGAGCCGTCTTACTTAACCAAGGAACTGCTGCCTGATTACTGGAAAGAACTCCAGGAGTCATCCAGCGCTACGCGGTCAGACGGTACCACATACTTAGCCTTCACGGACAAGCAGACCGGTCAGTACTGGCGTGGCACGCACGATGCAGCCACAGATGTTCTCGACATCTACCCTGCCAAGAACGAGACGCAGATGCGCCACTTCGCCAAGCAGCACGGCATGCCGCTCGGTGATTACATTCCTGAATGGGATCTCTGTTTCGACCCGATGGACTCAGTCCGTGTCGACCCAGTCAACCGCTCAGTTAATACATTTCAGCCCACTATATATATGATGAAGCTGCCAGACAAGAAGATCAAGACCTGCCCTAAGCTCTGTCTGCGCCTATTCCATCACGTGTGTGGTGGTGACATGGCTATTACTGAACACTGGATCAACTGGCTCGCGTATATCATCCAGTACCGCACACGCACCTGTACCTCATGGGTACTGCACGGCCGTACTGGTACCGGTAAAGGCGCGCTGTTCCACAAAATATTACGCCCACTCTTCGGCCTTAACCAGACCGTGATCCGCAACATGGAAGCGCTCAATGAACAATACAACGACTATATGGAAAAGTCCCTCATCATATTCGTGGATGAGGTTGATGCCAAGGCGCTTATCAACGAGCAGGGAGTCATGGCGAAAATGCGCAGCTACATCACAGAGGAAAAAGTTCCGGTACGTGCTATGTATCAAGGCCAACGGGAGATTCAAAATTATAGTAACTGGATCTTATCGAGCAACCAGTCTACGCCCGTCTCGATCACGAAGGATGACCGCCGTACGAACGTCGCTAAATTTCAAAAACAGCCACTCCTCGAAGTAATGACGTCGGAAGAGATCGACCAGCTCGAAGACGAGCTGCAAGCGCTGCATGACTACCTCGTTCAGTACAAGGTAGACCTGAAAGCGGTCAGCACACCGATACAGACCGAAGACCGGAGCACGCTCATGTCGATCAGCGAAGCGTCTGTCGATACCGTCGGGTCTGCGCTCATCGCTGGAGACTTGCCATACTTCATAAACAGCTTACCGACGAGCGACGCATACAAGAACATCGCCAAGCTGTTCAACGAAGTTGAGTCATACAAAGACGTACTGGTTGCTATCATCGAGCGCACTACACCTGATGGTAAATGCGTAGTTACCCGTGATGAGCTATTCATCCTGTTCAACTACACCATTGGCAACATGCCCACTAGCCCGAACAAGTTCACCAGCCTACTCAAGCACCACCGCATACACACAGAGAAAGTCTGGGTGGAGCGTGCAGTGATGGGCCTGAAAGTGACCTGGGCACACCCGGAGAAACTCACTGAGTATCTCCTTGAGATCCACCCACCACCGGTTATTAAGCCGGTAAAGTTAAAGGCTGTGAAATGAAAACATCAAAACTTATAAGTGCTCAACTTGATTGGGCTGTTGCGAAGTGTGAGGAGCTACTCAACCAGCCAGACGTTCGTATTGGGTATGACGACATATCCTTTACGTTTCAAGAAAAACGTGTGTATTGGCGCCCTTCAGAAAATTGGGCACAAGGTGGTCCGATCATTGAAAGCGAGCGTCTTTGCTTAGACATAGGGCATGACGGCGTTTGGTTAGCCGCCAATAAACAGAACTATGATGACGTTCCTAACTTTATGAACTCAGGACCAACCCCACTCATCGCAGCCATGCGCTGCTATGTCGCCTCAAAACTTGGGGACGAAGTTGAACTACCGGAGGAATTGAAATGAACCTCGAACAAACTTGGTACGAGCTAAGTCCGTACGTCTATGCTGCCTTCGGCGGTTTTGCGCTAGCCCATGCTGACAACAAAGTTGCCTATGTCAGCGCGTCACTACTAATCAGTGCAGCGATGACTATCGTTATGCTGCGCAAACATTATCGGGATGGGAAATGAATTTTACAGGTAAGAATTTAGAACTGGTTCTGGAAGCTCTTAGCTTGGCAGCGGACGATATTCACAACAGCATCGCCACTTGCCCAGATGTGGTTGAGTACGCAGACGAGCTACAAGAGCTATATAAAAAGCAGACTTTAATAGTACGACTGCATGACCGAGTTAATTCAAAATTTGGGGTGAAAGAATGAAACCAGAACACACAAAAGAATTTAATGTAGAACACGCCAAAGCTGGCGCACCTTACGCACAGCGGAACGGGCTTGCGGCTCGCATTGGGATTTGGGATGCAATAGGAAGCTACCCATTAGCTGGTGTTAGGGCTGGCATTGATGGGATGGAAGGATCTTCGTCTTGGACTGCTAAAGGGAAATTTTCTCTGGGGTATGCAGCCTATCAATTTGATCTTGTTATGACCCCACTAGGCTACTGCGAAGGCAAGCCCGTATTTGTTGGGGATGAGCTTGAGCAAATAAATGGTGACCTTGGTTGGGCTGTTGGTGCTGCTTTTAACAACTTTACAAATTTGAGATGGAAGCGCACAGCACCAGTGATGCCAACATTCCTTCCTTGGGACAGCCCCGCAAGGATACTGGCAACACCAGCGAAGCGCACAGAAATCGAAGCCTACTGGAAAGCACTTGATGAATTCAATGAGGCTGGGAAATGATCCATATCTTTCACAACTGGTCAAAGTGGTCAGAGTTAGTTAATACCTATTCAGGTACGTACCAATATCGTACATGCACTATATGTAATAAGTGTGAAAAAAGAGAGGTAGGGTTAAACATTGAATTTAACTTAGCTGCTTGGAACACAAACAAGGAACCAAAATGAAAAACCGCTTACCGTTCGCAGCACTAACCATTGCCTTCACCATAGCTGGTGCATGTATCGGTTATACCATGCACGATAACAGTGAATCTATCAATGCACTTATTTTTGTTGCATTTATTGGTGGCGTGGCTGCTGCCGTGTCAGGAGATAATTTATGAGCAAGGCACAATTTTTAGTAGAAAACCTCAAGCCGGGCGAGGTTTATGCAGGTCTGATTTTAGGTAAAGACGGACAGCCAGATTACCACTTGGTTTTATTACCAGGAGCAACAACCAGCAACTGGCCTGACGCACTTTATTGGGCGTATGGTCTTGATACACTTGGAAAATCAGCTCTACCCACTCGTTACGAATCTCTCCTACTCGCAATCAACATCTCTGATAGCTTTGATGCAGACGAATGGTATTGGACCTCTACGCAGCACGCCCTCAATCCCAACTACGCCTGGATACAGTATTTTGGCGTCGGCGGCCAGGACTACAACCGCAAGTCGATTGAGTGCAGAGCTAGAGCAGTTCGCAGAATTTACATAGAGGATTAATTATGAGCAACGATAAAATACGCAGTGAGTTTGAGGCTTGGGCAACTACTTCAGGCAAGGGAAAAGAAATAACAAGTGGCTTAATACAAACGTGTATGGGTATTTATGTGCACGGCATTACACAGACTATATGGGTTGGCTGGCGAGCAGCACAATCTCAGAGTGAGCCAGTGTGTGGGATGTGTAATGGGCATGGAATGATTGGTGGCTTTGTTAATGCGGAAAATGGTTTTGAGTCTAATCCTTGTCCAGAATGTGCTGTTGAGCCAGTACAAGTGAGCCAGCCTGTAGGATATTTTGCGCAGTTGAATACAGGTGAGTACATTCAACTTCTTGACCCTCAAGATATATCAGAGGTTACGCCTCTTTACACATCGCCACCAGACTACCAAGCAACAGCTACAGCCTACGCCCAAGCTGTAGATCAAGTAATTGCATTGCAGAATGAAAACGAAGCACTGAAGGCTGAGAACAAAGAGTTAAAAAAAGATGTTGATTGCTGTACATCAGCCAATATTTCCTTTAAGCGCATAAAAACTAATCTTCAAGCTGAAAACGAAGCACTACGTAAACATCTATTGCAAGCCCACCAAGCTGCAACTGTTGAAGCAAAAATTGCTGATGAATTTAGGGCAGAGTGTGATGTGCTGCGTCAACGTGTAGCTGAGTTGAAAGACATCCTTACATCTGCGCGATCAATCGCAAAACGACGTGGCGTTGATACGGCATGGGATACCTTCGACAGAAGGATAGAAAGAGCAGGAATTGGACATATAACAGCTAAAAATTTTCGGGGCTATAAAGAATGAAATCAACTGATGGAATTATGGAAAAGGTGCAAGAGTTTGCAAGCTCTTGGTCGCTTGTTGGCGGTCGTTTTGATAGTGGCGATATGCTTGAGCAAGCAGAAGAACTTAAGGCTAATCTACGCGAATCAATCGAACGTAATTACAAGTTGCAATATGATGCTAGATGTTCATTGCAAGCCGACTTAAATAACGCTAACGAAAAAATTACAGAGATTGAATCAAGGTGCGAAATTAACAGACTCAATGCGCATAACTTCGAAATAACACTAAACGCCAATCTTCTAGCGTCTAAATGTTTAGAAGTTCACCGTGACAGATTGCAGAGTGAGTGCGAAGTACTGAATGTTCGACTTGCACTGGTATTGATGCCTGAATCTGAGAGACTTGAAAGATTGCAGGGAAATGATGAATAAGAAAAAATGTGGCTGCATCATAGCAAATGCAGCTAATACACCTGCTGTCAGAAATGGGTATGAAATGGGTGGGTACGTAAAATCTTTCTGTGCAGAACATGCGGTAAAAACATGGACTGATGCCGATGCAAACAATGTTGCAAAGGCTCTTGTTCAGTGCAAGTTAGAAATTGAACAGCTTACGGCTGAAAACACTCGATTGCAGAGTGAGTACGATAGCTTGCAGAAAGATAAAAACGCAATGGCTGTGTATCTAAAAGCTGTTAGATGTGCCTGTAATGACTTCAAAAAACCATATATGCAGGTTTCTGATTTCAAATGGACGATTGATAAGATAATCTTGGAGCAAGCAAAATGAATGTTGAACAAATACAAGAGCAAGAAAACGCATCTAACGAGGCTTTTAAGCAATGGATGAACTCACGTCAATTCCATATTGTGCAAAATACATTGAAAGAAGAGTTGATTATTTATGTCTCTGCGCTACTGCATGAAATTGGAGCTTTGAAAGCAGACTCTCTTCGATTACAGAGTGAATGCGATACACTCAAAAGAAAACTTTACGGGAGTTCCGAAAAATGAAAACAGTGACTTTCGATGAAACAACTCACGCGATAGTGCCGAAAAAACTGACTGATAATATGATACAAGTTTATAACCAGTCAGTTGCAAATTGGGAGGGATTTATTCCTGCTATTGAAAAAGCTATTGCAGCAGCACCACCATACAAATCTGTTGAAGTCAGCGATATGGTTTGGATACCTTGCAGCAAGCGATTGCCAGAAAAAAGGGCGAGATGTTTGTGCTTAACTGAAGATGGAGATATAGAAGTTAGAAAATTTTGCTTACATAAATTTGCTGGCGCTCGTACAAGGCAAGTCACATACTGGATGGAGCTACCTTCAGCACCAAAGGGGGAGTAGATGAACATGACACTTTTCTTTGCTGGTCTTTATCTGTCAGAAGGCTGGTATTCAAAATGGGAAAACGATGGAAGTCTTTACGCGAAAGCCAGAGCGATTGTTCTATTTGACCGAGTAATCACCGAGCGTACCCCATATTTTTCAGCACCAAAGGGGGAATAATAATGAACGCTGAATATTTACTTTTATCGATGTTTAACAAGCCAATGCTTACGTTAGCAGAAGTATGCAGCATTGTTGGTGTAGAGGTCACTACTGCTCACGTGATGCGATCTAAGGGTACATTCCCAATCCCTAGCGCGGAAAGTCGGGAACCCGCCTCATGGCTGATGTGCGCGACGTGGCAATTTACATGGACGAAGCAAGGAAAACTGCGACTTGATTACGGATTTATTACGGATTACGGAAATGCTCTCATAGGTAAAACATGTCTTATTTCGTCCAATCCATCATGGGGGCGGTACAGATAGTGCGTTTTGGATTTACGGGGATTTCCCCTATGAGAGCGGTCATTTTTAAATTGCTCAATCTTATTAAAACTTACTCAATCTTATGCTATCTTACGCGCTCACTACGGATTTATTACGGATTTATATGGCGCGGATTGTGCAAAAAGGTTTATCGTGGGTTGTGGACATACGCCGCAAAGGTCATAAGTCTATCAGCAAAAGCTTTCCGACCAAAGGGAAGGCGCAAGTTTGGGCGCGTGAGATAGAATCACAGATGGACGCGATGACGTTTAAAGATGCCAGGGGATTAACTGGCGTAACTGTCAAAGACTTGATAGAACGTTACCAGAAAGAAATAGGCGGGATTAAGGAGTTTAGGCGAACTAAAACCTATGAGCTTGAAATGTGGAAAACGACACACGGACATTTCACTATGGCAGAATTAACCGATAGTGTATTAATTGATTGGGCGAAGGAACGAGCCAAGACGGTAACAGGCGCGACCATAGCCGTGAGTTTGGCGTACCTTGGTGCAGTTATCAAGACCGCAAAAGAGCTTTGGAGAATGCCCGTTGATGTGACTATTTGCAAGTCTGCTACGGCAAGCCTAAAGTATCTTGGCGTATCAGCAAAGAGCAAGCACCGAGAGCGCCGTCCGACTCAGAAAGAAATTGACGATATTTGTCTGTTCTTTACTGTGAAGCGTAAGCAGAAAGTGCCAATGGAGGATTTGATACTGTTTGCGATAGAAACAGCGATGAGGTTAGGTGAAATCATCAATCTGAAATTGGAAGATTTGAACGTGCAAGATAAGACGATCATCATCAGGAATCGCAAGCATCCGACAGAGAAACAGGGCAACGATCAGGAGGTGCTGTTACTTGGTGAAGCATTCAATATTGTAATGAGGCAGAAACAGACGGATGAGCGAATATTCCCAATTGCAGAAGGCATGCCAAGCAGTCTATTCCCTCGGGCATGTAAAGAGCTTGGCATTATTGACCTAAGATTCCACGACCTACGCCATGAAGGTGTAAGCCGCTTCTTTGAGCAAGGCTATAGAATTGAGCAAGTGAGTTTATTGTCGGGGCATCGTGATCTTAAAATGTTAATGAGATATACGCACGTCAAAGCGAAGGACTTACACCCACGACAATAGGAATCACAATCCCGTTAACATTGAGTGTTCATCGGGCTTCCAGAGGTTATTTTCTAAAACGATTTTGGAATGGGCTAAAAATCTCCCTATGAAGAATGGTTAGTTTTAGAAAGTTTTTAGCGTATTATTATGAATTAATTTGGAGGAATCATGAAGCCAACTAAAGAACAAATCGAAGAGTATATCAACGCAGCAGATGATGAACTCGGGCCGAATTGTACAGACGCATGGGTTGAAGAGGTTAGAAAGTATCTGCGTGATTGGGTTGCGGATATTGATGGTCGTTGTTCTTAAGGCGGCGCAGTACATACAAGTGCACAAATGCAGCTAAATACAGATGGTAGTTATTCTTGGAAGTAGAAAATAACTTATCTTTGGATAAGAATATTTATTAAGGATGATATGAGCTACAAACAAATAATTGTCATCATTGGATTTGGTCTGGCAGTGATGTTTCTTGCCGCAGTATCTTCATGCACATCAAAAGCAGAAGAACCGCCAAAGAAAAAATTCAGCCACAAAGACGTTCAAGGTGAATTTAGATCAAAGCAATTTACGATTGACGAACACGAGCATATTACTGTATTCGATGTACCAGATCGGTATGAGCCGCATCGATGCTGGGTATGGACAAGCGATAAAACCAATACTTCCCATATGAAATGCGATGACGATCCACAATCGAGCATCCCCGATAATATGGGAACGCTCGATAATTAATTACCTATTTTATTTCGTCAATTGACTGTTTTTGATCCTCGGTAGCATGTTGGTACATCTTCTTATATGAGCCTGTTGACATCGGTTTTGAAGGATTCTGAGCGCGATTAATTGCCCCTATAGCTTCTTTCGGTGACATGCCAATATCAATCAGTAACTCCCTCGCCTTATCTTCATCGCCTTCTTTTAATGCTCGTTTAACATCTGGCATGGCATTGACTTTACGATCTTGGAAGTCGCGCATCACTTTGTACTCTTCAGCCAATTCATCGCCGCCAGTGACTTTGCTATAAGTTAATCCGACGAATGGACCTAGTGCTTTTTTCTTGTCTATGTCATCAGCCTTACCTGCAGCGATATCCTTAAAGGCAACTAATTGATCATAAGGGATTTGCGCCTTCATAAAGTGCCAAGCCGCTTTACCGATCTGGATACCTGCCGCATCATGGTCACCGTAGATAGAATGATCGAAATTATCCTTACCGGTAATTGCCTGAAATCCACCGCTAACCATAGGCGACAGCTTACTACCAAGAAGTTTCGCTGCCGTGCTAAGTGATGAATAGGCTTCCAGTTCTTCACCAACTTTACCAAATGGAACCCGAACATAGATCGTGCTTCCATCCTTATCATCGCCAAGTCGCGCGCGGTTACGATGCCCTTCGGGATTATGACCTTGTGGTGTCAGTGATTCCAATGATGTAAATGGATGGCTGACGATATCAATCAAGGATTTACTTTTCAGTTCATTGAAGCGCTCGCCAAATTTATCCAGTTGATCGGCCCAGGTCTTATGTGTTTCTTCATTCTCAAAATAAGCCTGAACAATTGCATTTGCCGCATAAGCAAGCGCAATATCAAGGACAACAGTTTGACGCGCTTTGGATTTTGCAATCTTCTTAGCTTGAGACAAAGTATCATCACCAGACTTGTTCGCTTCAGCATCAGCCTTGCCAATCGCCTTTGCCGCTTCGACTGCCGCCGCCTTAATCATGGCCTGGCGATTTGGAGGAAGCCCGTTGACCATATCTTTCATCAGGCCCATATTGCCAAGAGTGAATGAGCGCGAGAACATTACTGTATTGGCTATCTCCCTCGCATATTGCCCCATGGCTTCAGCAGGCAATGCGCCAGCATAGCGGTTCGCCATGTGCGAGGCTAATGTCGTGGCCGTGTATTCATCAAGCCCCTTATTGATTAGGCTAGTCTTGATCGTGACAGCAAGTCCCATTTGTAAATCAGCAATCCGGTTCCAAAGTAAAGTACCGTGCCAGAAGTCGCCAGCCTTATCCACGCCAGCGCGCACCTTGTCGCCAGCCTGTTTATTAATCAAGTCAACCGCCGAACCTAAAGCCTTTGCTGTCCAGCTCTTGCCGACTTCCATGCTTGATCCGTCAGCAATACCGTTGATATCCGCATTGAAGCCACGACCTCCAAGCGGAACTAGGCCATGTGCGATAAAGTCTTTCATGATCGCGTCATTCTGCTTGGCTTGATGCCCAACAACAAAGGTATAAATCCCCAACGTAGCCAGATTCTTACCTGCATCAGCTTTCGATACTGACGTTAACATGGCGGGAGCAGACCGGCCATATTCAACGGCTAAGTGAATGGCTGGCGACATCATAATCAAGCCCATGGATTTAGACTTGAGATTCATGATCGCCTGATAGCCAGGTAAAGATTCCCGATTCAGCACGGCACGCAATGGGCCTTCAAATTCCTTGCTGATATACAGTGGAACCCGCTTGGTAATCACATCACCGTTTTCATCTAGTCGAGCGCGCATCTTGCCCGTATCGGGATCTTCTATCATTTCAACTGATGTTTTACGCAAAGCAGGATGATCCATGGTGAAGTAATTTTTGTCACCGGCTTTGTACTCGGATACCGCATCGACACCAGTAGATTCCCCGATAGCTTTTACCTGATTGACTAACTCACGACCAGCGACAGCCGACTCTAATCGTGCCATCGCCATCGGCATAGTGCGGATATTCCTAACAATAGTCGCCGTCTTACCTTCCTCATTCATACCTTGGGCTGCGGCTTCCGTTTCTGCACTTGTCAAATACTTGCGTTGCTTCAGACTGCTTGCATTGGTGCGAAGATTTCTTGCGTCCTTGCTTCCTTCAAATGGGCCGCCTGACTGTGGCATATGCAAACGACCGTCTGCGTCAACTAACATGACCATGCGCGGTGTCCAGTAGGCGACACCTTCACCGTCAAACATGCCGTTATCCGTGGCACGTTTTAACAGATGCTCACCATAGGCATGCAGAAACTCAACAACTTGACGCTCTCTTGGCTCTAGGCTATTCAATCCCTTGTCTTGAGATGTAACACCATCGCGTCGCAGATCATTTTCCTGATCGGCAGCATCCCACATTTTTTCTTGCTGCTCTTTGGTAAATTCCTTGACGATAATTTCGTCAAACTTATTCCATTGCTGGCGTGCTTGACGGCCTGCATCGGCAAACTTCGTAGCGACTACCTGCGCCGATTCAGATCCCATTGACATAGGAATAACAGCAGTACCGATACGGTCTAGCGGGGATTTGATGAACTCAGCTGGAACCCTGAGAATTTTACTCAGCATTCCTTTGACTTTGCTTGCTGAATTTTCAGGTGTTACGCCTTCATTGCGTGGTGCAAATTCATCTTGTGCTTCGCGTTGTGGACTAAATTTTGACTCTATTTTTCTTTGCGGAAGGCCATTCTTGCCATCATCATGGTGCGACGATTGTTCTTCAGCAAGGATTCGACTTCGGATGGTGTCAGTCGGTTTGTAGTTGGCGAGGTAACGGGCCTCTGATTCTGTGAGCGCGTCGAATCCATAGCCTTTTGAGGATTTGAATTGTTGCTCGATGTCGCCATGTTTTTCACGAATATTCCCTAATGTCTTATCAGACAGGCTTATTTTGGCACTGTACTGCTTTCCTGTCAATGTCGCCGATCCAATGACATGACCACCGTTTCTTTCAATATGATCTGAAAGTGCAGCAAATGTACCACCTTGCGTCACAGTATCATCAACCAAGAAGTATGACTTTCCTTGTTCAACTTCACCGTCAAATTCGGGACGATTAAATATGCGATCAAGTCCAGATAGTCCAGTACGTTTTGGGCTAGTTGATTGATAGATAGTTTCACCAACTTGATGGCCTAATTCT